TACATCAATTATCGTATGCTGATCCATTAATTCTACAACGAGCCATGCTTAACCTGTTGAGTAAATGTAAATTCTTACCATCATTTGCAGAAATAGAGAGTGAGTATAAAGAACTTGATAATTACATCAACGGAAAAGAAGAAATGATGACTGCACAAGAAGCCTATGGGGTAGTCGAAGATGCAGTTAGACTGTATAGCTATGAGCATGGGTTGGAGCATTTAGACGGAATAACAAAACAGGCAGCACAAACAATATGGAGTGCATTTAACCCTTGGGGTGGTGATTATAATCGTGCTGCTTGTATGTCTCAATTTGTCCGATGCTATGAAGAGTTAGTAAAAAGGAAAAACAAAAACGATGAAAAAGCATCTGAAATCAAGAATGATGGATTGCTTTTAGAAATGAAGATGAAGAAAGAGGAAGAACGAAAACAAATCGAAGCAGGCAATGCACAAATCAAAATGCTACCGAATGGACATTTAATTGAAACAGTTAAAGAGGAGCGAAAGCCAGTTAATTTAAATGAAATATTAGACAATGCTGATATTTCTGAAAAAGGAAAAGCATTACTACGGCAAGCAATAGGGGGATAGTACATGGAATACATGGGAAGTATAAAAGTGGGATTTAGCATTAGCATCAATATCAATGCAGAAACAGAGGGGCAAGCATGGCACGTATTAAATCAAATTGCAGATTATCTACAAGACAATGTAACAATCGATTGCACGTTAAGTAGTGAATACGATGTAAGCGTTGATGAGTGCAACGTAGAACCAAATTATATAAGTGAGTACTAGTAATGAAGAAAAAACACAAAATGGCAATCCTAATCGAAATACCACTCAATGTGGAAACAGAGCAGGAAGCAACAGAGCAAATGTCAATGTTAATGAAAGCGAACGCAAAAGAGTTTGAGTGTATGCATGACATGATAAGAACATACAAAGGCAAGATTAATATTGAAAGGAAGTTAATTTAATGAATAGTGTACAAATTCTAGGCAATCTGGCACGTGATCCAGAATTACGTTTTACAAAAACAGGAAGAGCTGTAGCGACTTTCACAGTCGCAGCGACTAATACATATATTGATAGTGCAACCAACGAAACAAAAGAACAAACTGCTTTTATTAATTGCGTAGCATGGGGCAAAACTGGGGAAGCCGTTGGCAATTGCAAGAAAGGGGAAAGGCTACTCGTGAATGGCCGCATTCAAACTCGGTCATACGATACGCAAGATGGGCAGAAACGATACGTTACGGAAGTAGTAGCCGATTTTGTAGGGAGAAAATTAGATGGTGAATTTGATAGTGGTAGTAACTTTGATAGTTTTGAAAACAATGGTGGCGATGAGAATGTTCCGTTTTAAGGAGAAATAAAAATGGTTGAGTTAACAATTGTTATGAATTGTGGAACAGGCACATACGAAACTGAAACTTTTGAAGATAAAAAAGCATTTGAACGTGCTATACGAAATGTGCAAATAGGCAACGAAACAGTGATTACTTTTACTGATAAACGAAAAAGATTTATTTCCGTATCGCCTGCAAATTGCATTATTGAATGTACAGAGTTGAAGAGGTAAATAACAATGCTAGTTAGAGATGAAGCAAAATATTGTTGGAATATGATGCACACTCTATGAGTGGTGAAACAAACATATGGGGGATAGTTAGGGGCGATTAATATTGAATGCACCATGTAAGGGGTGTACATTCCGAGAAGTAGGGTGTCATGTTAGATGCCCTATGTATCGAATGTATAAGAAACACAAAGAAAAAGAAATGAAGTGTAATGTGATGCGTAACGATACCGATACATACATAGTTAATAATGCAAAGAAAATTAGACATAAAATGCGTAAAGCTAAATATGGATGTAGCGTAAATGATTAGAGGTAACAATGAAAGTAGAGTTATTTAATGACAATTTTCAAAATTTTAAGAGATACGGGATACCAAAGGCACAATTGGTAATTGCTGATATTCCATACAATCTAGGTAACAATGCATATGCAAGTAATCCTATGTGGTATGTAGGCGGCGATAACAAAAATGGCGAAAGTAAGAAAGCTGGTAAAGCATTCTTCAATTCCGATTACAACTTCAACATTGCAGAATACTTTCACTTTTGCAATCGGCTGTTAAAGAAAGAACCTAAGGAACGAGGGAAAGCACCATGCATGATTGTATTCTGTTCGTTCCAACAAATGCCGATGGTAATTGAATATGCTAATAAACATGGGTTTAAGAATTATATTCCTATCACGTTTAACAAAAACTATTCCGCGCAAGTATTAAAAGCTAATATGCGGATAGTTGGTGCTACTGAATATGCATTGATTTTATATCGTGAAAAATTGCCTAAATTCAATAACAACAAAAAAATGATATTTGATCACTTTGAATGGAAACGTGATAACAAGAATATCATTCCTAACATTCATCCAACGCAAAAGCCTGTAAATGTATTGAAACGCTTAATAGAAATATTCACAGATGAGGGCGATGTAATAATTGACCCTGTAGCTGGTAGCGGTAGTACGTTAAGGGCGGCAATGGAACTGGGAAGAAGTGCATACGGCTTTGAAATTGATAGAAGAATGTACGCAAAAGCAAAAGATGAAATGTTGAGCGATGTAAAAGTACAAACAAATTTGATGGAATTTGCAGAATAAGGCGGTGATGAAGATTGCCAATAAATAGTAAGCAAAAAGGAGCAAGAGGTGAGCGTGAATTTGCTAGTCTATGCAAGGAACATGGATTTGATGTAAGACGAACGCAACAGTATTGTGGAAATACAGGTGATGCCAGTGATTGTGTTGGACTACCTAATATTCACATCGAAGTAAAGCGTGTGCAAGCATTAAATATCGACAAAGCAATGGCACAAGCAATTCATGATAGCGAACATAAGAACGTGATGCCAATTGTGGCACATAGAAAGAATAATGCTAAATGGTTAATCACCATGAGGGCAGATGATTGGTTTGAAATGTATAAAGAAAGCGGATTGAGTAATGGCAGTTAATACATCAACATATGGTTCCCGCACAATTGCAAGAATTGGCTAGCGTTAGCATCGGTAGTATGGGGAAACCTTGATACAAATGAGGCAATTAAGGTTATCGGTGGAAAAGGTAGCGGATTACCTAAGAAAAGAACTATACAAGACGAATTCAAATTGATTGACAAGGTGATTGCACTTTGTAAGAAAGGCTTAACAAATCGGCAAATCATGAAGGAGTTAAATCTTACAAGCAATCAAGTAACAAGGGCGAAGATATGGGGTGATTGGATTAATGTTAGTAAAGAGATTGAATGAATATGTTGAGTTGCCTACACGAGGCAGTAAATGGAGTGCTGGTTTAGATCTATATTGTCCATTCAATGTTGTAGTACCAGCAGATACACAGAAAAAAATACCGCTTGGAATAGCAGTGCAAATACCTGATTTTCATGTTGGTTTATTGGTTCCTCGTAGTAGCATGCATAAGACACCGCTACGAATGGCAAATAGTATGGGAGTAATTGATAGCGATTATACAGGAGAAATATGTGCAGTATATGACAATGTATCATGCAAGAATTACACAATTAAGCGTGGCGAACGTATAGCACAGTTGTTAATTGTTCCAATATTATTGCCTGAGGTAGAAGAAACAGACCGATTATATGAAATGGAAAGAGGCAGTAATGGGTTCGGTAGTACAGGGAAGTAGACAGTAAATAGACAGAAAAGACAGTAGAAAGACAGAAAGTAGACAGTAAAAGGAGAAAACAAACATGAATAAATTAGTATTAGCAACAATGATTATGGGTACAATTGGCGGTAATGTATTGGCAAATGGTGTTGTAACAGGCCCTGTAGAGCCTAACACACAAGCACCAGTAGTAAGCGGTTACAATTCTGTAGCGGTAGTGGCAAATACAGTAGTTACAGGTACAAATACAATTGGCCGTGATAATAAAGCAACAGGAAATGATAGTGTTGTAATCGGTGGTGGTGACGGAACAATCGAAGCCGACCAAGCAAGCGTAATTGGGTACAACAATTATGTAGGCAACAATAAAGAACAAACTGTATTAGGTGCTAACAACACTGTAGACAATCAAGGGGCGGTAGTAGTTGGTACACATAGCGTAGTGCGTGGTATCGATGCAGTAGTCATCGGTAACAACGCATCAGCGCCTGTTCAAAATTCCGTAGCGATTGGCACAAACAGTCAAACGGATAACCCTGTAGGTGTGCGACAAGTTGTATTAAATGGGGTAACTCACGTGTTCGCAGGTGAAAGTCCTAATAGCGTAGTATCCTTTGGCAGTAAAAAAAGCGATACATACAGTGGAATTAGTAACTACAACCGACAACTGCACAATGTAAGTGCGGGCCGTGTAGACCCTAGCAGTTTAGATGCAGTAAATGGAAGCCAACTGTTCGCAGCGTATGACGAAATTGAAACAAATGGAACACACATTGCGAAACTACAAAAGGATGTAAATTGTTTAGATAAACGAGTAACACGAAATACTACGAATATCTCTAATTTGACCTCTAAGGTGGATAACGGATTTACAACAATTAATAACACTCTAACCGCTACAAACGAGCGTGTAGGGCAAAATAGCAAAGCCATTTTAAACAATACGGATAGAATTAATAGCCATGAAACACGTATTACAGAATTAGAACGAAACACAGTAGGTCAAATCTCAAATGTGATGCATGAAGTAGCAAAAGCTGGTGCATCTAATGCAGCACTAAGTGCGTTACACTACCTAGGCTATAATTCTGATGATAAATTAACATTTGCGGTAGGATACGGTCAATACAAAAACGCAAATGATGTGGCCCTCGGTATGTTCTATGCACCAACGGAACACGTTATGTTTAGCTTGGGTGCTACGTTAGCCAACAAAATGATTAATGCAGGTGTATCCTTTAGACTTGGTAAAGGTTCTGAATACGAAACTAACCATAAAGGCAAAATCAAACAACTTGAAGATTTGGTAAATCAATTAGTAGCGGAAGTTGAAGAATTGAAAGCTGGTAAATAATGTGTACACCAATAGGAAGATATAAAGGCGATGCAGAAAAACTACAAACGAAAAAAGCAACTAAATTTGCACAAGAGTTATTCTTCAATGCGATCATGGGTGTATCGCTAGTAGTTTTGATATTTGGATTTGTGATTTTGATTAAAGTATTGGTTGGATAGATATAGGCGGTGAAATATCCGCCTTATCACAAGAGGTAACTATGATTGATTTTGAACTATTATCAAGTGCATTAACAATAGTGCATGGTAACGATATATATAAGCCTATTATAAGAAGAAGGCCAGATGGTATTTTCGCTGAATATTGTATAGGTGGTGTAAACATTGCAGTAATGATAAGTATGTTCGATTTAAGAGAAGGACGAATGTCATTAGAAGAATATACAAGATTAGTACGAAAAAGAGTATTATTTGAACATATGAATTTCGTTGAAAGTGAGCATGAGAAAGAATGGAGCAATGCGTATATGCAATGGAAAAAAGAACAAGAGGATAACAAATGTTAGGTTATAGCGGATATACAGAACATTCAGATTATTACATAGCACCTCATGATACATGGGAAAGTGCGTTTGAATTTCTAAAGCAACTGGCTTATGAAAGTGGCGATAATGAATTTTGTATCGGTGAGGTGCATCAAATAAGCGTGTTAAAGTTTGGAAATATAAAATGGTACAAATGGAATGAAGATAAAGGAGAATGGGAACATGAACGATAAACAATTTACAGATGAGTTATTCAAACGCATGTATGATCTAGGATACAAAAAAGCGGAAATAGAAAACGGAACGATATTCTTTTACAAAGACCGTGAATGTATTTCGCAATGGTCAAATAGAGTTGATATAAGAAGTACGTGTTTTACAGAAGAAAATCAACAGATTGATATTGCAGCATATCTAGGTGTTGTTGATTGGTCAAAAGTGGAAGTTGATACACCGATTTTTGTAAAGAATAGAAGTGAAAATGTGTGGAAGTGTAGATATTTTGCCAAATATGAAGATGGAAAAGTGTATACGTGGTGTGGTGGAAGAACATCTTGGAGTAATGTAATAGCTTATGAACCTGTTAATTGGGAGTATGCGGAACTAGCGTTTAAATAGTGAGGTGGAATGCTTGGAAGAATATGAAGAAAAACAACTAATAGAAAAGGCGGTTGAGTACCTACAACCTGTTAAGTTAATTGATGTACAGATTGCATCAATTAAAGAAGAAATCAATCAGTTAAGAGCGAACCTTACATCTATAGGTGCGATTGATTACTCAAAAGACCGAGTAACAGGCGGTGGAACTCCGCAAGGGTTAGAGGGGAGCGTAGCTAGATTTATTGATACAGTAGCAGAACGTGATAAGCGTATTGATGAATTATCAGAGTTAAAATGCGATGCGATCACATTGATTGATAGCCTAGATGAAAAACTAGGAGCGGTCATTCTAAGATATGAGTACATATTGAATACCACAACGGAAGATGCGTACAAGATGATTGGAAATTACTCAACTAAACAGGCGAAACGATATAAGCAACGAGCATTGATTGAATGTGGCGAAAAGTTGTCCGCAAATGTCCGCAAATGTCCGCAAATGTCCGTATAAGTCCAAGTCTATATATAGTAGAATATAAGGTGTAAGAGTTGCCAATGAGCAATTCTAAGAACTAAATAGCAATTGAGGTGCGGTTTTATATTTTGTATTTGAAAATCAACGAGTATTGTTTCTAAGTCATTACAATCTATATTATTTTCTAATCGCACCGCACCTCTTATATTGCATTTTGTAAACTAATACCGCACATATAATCCTTTCCAATATTGCAATAACAACCAACTATACGTTTCATGAGATAAAACCTTAAGCGAAAAAATGTTACATACTACAAACAACTGGCGGTATTAGTTTAGAGAGTGCAATTGCATATTGAAAACTAAAGCTATATGTTCCGTTGGGAACAGAGTATTGTGCGAGAGTTAGACAGAGTGAGCTAACCATGATTACAATTCATATACTCGTGTTGGCGAATAGCTAACTATATAACTTTGGTTTTGAGTATACAATGAAAATGAATAAAACTATCACATAATGAGATATATCGCCGTGGATATACCTCATTTTTTGTATAAAGTTATCAAAAGGGGAGAAATGATGACTGACATATTGTGTTGTAAGAGTAAATGCTTGAACAACAAGAAAGGGAAATGCACGGCTAATGTCATTGAATATGACGGCTTGTGTCAAACATATATCACACAGGGGAATGCAAGAAAAAGCACATGCGGTTTGTGTGTTAGATCTAATGGGAAGTTAAAGCGGAAAGGTGGTGAAGTACTAAAATGATTAAAGCAATTAAACAATTCATTAAGGATAGAGCGTTGTTTAAACGTGCAGCACAAGATTTAGACAATAAAGACTTACAGGCGAAAGCAAAATATGCGTTTGAACATCGTGAAGATAACGTATTAAGTATTATTGATTGCCTAGCTATTGTGTGCGGTGTATTAATTATAGTCGGTATTGTGTGGTGCTTGATGTGAATTATCAACCAACGATAAAGAAACTACTTAAAGCGTTACAAATGAACGGCAGGCGATATGTAGTCGATGTAAGGCAATCATGGAGTAAGTTTGATAAGCCTTGTAAAGTATATATCGTCAATCGAATGTATACAGAGGAAGAATACAAACTGACATTCCCTCATAAGTACAAGAAAGGGAAAACGTTCAAGCAAGGACAACTCTATAAGAAAGAAAGTGAGTATAGCAGTACTAAGCAACATGAAGTACTGCTATTTTTAGTTAGAACATATAAAGGTGGTGAGTAGCATTGGCAAGTATAAATGAATTAGCACAAAAACTAACTAAGAAAGAACGCATATTTGCTGATGAATACGTTAAGACCACCAACGGAACACAAAGTGCAATTACTGCTGGATATTCAGAAAAGACGGCAAGAAGTAAAGGTAGTCAGTTATTGACAAAAGTTAACGTTCGACAATATATAGATGCAGTCATGAACGAGCGTAGTAAAAACACAATCGCAACTGCTGACGAAGTGCTGGAGTACCTAACCAAGGTTATGAACGGCGAAGAAAAAGATGCGTTTGGCTTGGATGCATCAATTGCAGATAGAACTAAAGCAGCCGAGTTGTTGGGTAAACGGCACATGCTATTTACTGACAAGGTAAAACTTGATGCAGAAATAGAGATTGACATATCCGACCGCATGAAACAAGCAAGGGTGAAATCAGATGAAGTACAACAAGGCACAACTGATTGATGCGTTGGGTTCGTTTACGCATGATCCATTAGGCTTTGTATATTTCGCATTCCCTTGGGGAGAAAAAGGAACACCGCTTGAAAACTTTGATGGCCCTGACGAATGGCAAGTAAAGACTTTTAAGAAAATAGGTGAAGAACTACGCAAGGGCAAATCGTTGGCGAAAGCAATTCAAATTGCAGTAGCATCTGGTCATGGTATTGGTAAGTCAGCATTTTCATCGATTTTAATTCTATTTGCTATTGCTACGCACGAGAATACAAGGGGAGTAGTAACCGCTAATACTGATACACAGTTAAAGTCTAAGACTTGGGCTGAGTTAAACAAGTGGTACAACCTGTTCATAGGCAAGGAACTATTTACCTACACGGCAACCGCATTGTTTAGTGCTGATAAGCAGTACGAAAAAACATGGCGGATAGATGCTATTCCATGGAGCGAAAGCAATCCAGAAGCATTCGCAGGCTTGCACAATCAAGGGAACAGAATACTTATCATATTTGATGAAGCATCCGCTATTTCCGATAAGATATGGGAAGTAACAGAGGGTGCTTTAACGGATAAGGAAACCGAGATTATATGGTGCGTGTTTGGAAACCCTACACGGAATAGTGGTAGGTTTAGAGAATGTTTCAGAAAGCATAGAGCCTACTGGACTACTTACCAAATAGATAGCCGTACTGTTAAAATCTCGAACAAAGCGAAATTACAAGAATGGGTTGATATTCATGGTGAGGATAGCGACTTTGTAAAAGTGCGTGTAAGAGGGATATTCCCTAGTGCATCGGATACACAATTCATATCCGCATCAATCGTAGATGAAGCACAAAAGCGAATGTACAGAGTTGGGGAGTTTAACAACCTACCTGTAATAATCGGTGTAGACCCTGCATGGACTGGTGGCGATACATTAGAAATCGTGATGCGTAATGGCTATTCCATGAAGTGCTTGGCAACCATTGAAAAGAATGACGATGATATGCGAATGGCTAACCTAATAGCACAATTTGAGGACGAGTACAAAGCCGATGCAGTATTCATAGACCAAGGTTACGGCACTGGTATTTATAGTATTGGAAAATCAATGGGTAGACGATGGCGGTTAGTTGCCTTTGGTGGTGCATCGCCTAACAATATGTATCTCAATATGCGTGCGTATATGTGGGGTGAGATGAAAGAATGGCTAAAAGAGGGCGGTTCAATTCCTAATGAGCAAGGATTGTATGATGACCTCGTAGGGCCAGAAGCGATCATCGATAAAAATGGCCGTATCCAACTGGAAAGTAAAAAGGACATGAAAGAACGAGGGCTACCATCTCCGAATAAAGGCGATGCATTAGCCTTGACCTTTGCATTTAGGGTCACTAAAAAAGTAAATGGCAATCACAGAAGAGTAGCGAATACAGAGTACAAACCATTTGGGTAAAGGGGGAATGTGAATGTGTATGAAAGCTAAGACACCAGATATTAAGCAACCAGCACCATCGCCTACACCAGTTGCACAAACTGATGATATGGCACAAAAAAGAGATGAACAATGGTTCACAGACAAGAAGCGTAAGAAAACTGGTTATGACAGTACCATCTTGGCTAGTGCATTGAGTCAAGCCACAGGCAAAACAACATTAGGCGGTTAATATGAGTACTATCTTATCGAGCCTAGCAAGGCAACCTACAGAAAAGCCTGTAACTAAACCAAAAGACTACAAGAAAATAAAAGCTAAATTCAATCAGATGTTCACAAATCGACAAAAGTACGTTGAGAAATGGAAGATGATTAGAGATTATCAGTTGCCATTCCTTGGTGTATTCGATGGCGAACAAGACCAATCAAAGTTGTATACCGATAAAATCCTTACTGGTATTGCATGGGAAAGTTGCCAAATATTTGCTAGTGGTGTAATGAGCGGAATGACACCGCCTAGCAGAAAATGGTTTAAACTCACCATGGAAAATACCGACATGGCAGCAAATAGCGATGTAGCGAAAGTATTAGATGAACGTGAAGAAATATTGTATGCAGTATTTGCAAAATCCAATTTCTACAATGTGGTTCATCAAGTCTATATGGAACTACCATTCGGACAAGCGCCTATGTCTATCATGCCAGATGGTAAAGTTGGTGTGCGTTTCACATCGTATCCAATCGGTACTTACGCATTAGAATGTAATGCTAATGGTGAGGTTAACACGTTTGGGCGAAAGTACAACATGACTTGCGACCAACTCGTGGAAGAATTTGGGTATGATAACTGTACCGAAAAGATTAAAAATGCATACGATGACGGCAAGGGTAATGCAACTGTATATACTGTTTGTTGGCTTGTGTGTGAAAACAAAGACCGCAACGGAAAATTGGGTAACAAGAACATGCCTTACTCCTCTATTTACTGGGTTGAGGGGAGTAGAGATGATGAAATCTTGCGACATAGTGGCTATGAAGAATGGCCTATTCCGATTGCACGGCACACTACACATGATCTAAATGGTTATGGTAAAGGTAGTGCATGGTTCGCACAATCTGATGCGATGATGTTGCAGAAGTTGGAACTAGACCGATTAACCGCTATTGAGTTAGGTGTAAAGCCACCTATGGCCGTTACATCTGATGTAATCGGTAGTGTATCACTATTTCCGGGCGGTATAACCGAAGTCGATACAGGCGGTAAGGTTGAGCCTATCTTTAATGTAGGTATCAACCTAGATTGGATAATGCAACAAATCACTGAAGTTAAAGATAGTATCAAACGTGCGTATAGCGCTGACTTATTCCTTATGCTCGATAACATGGACAATGGACAAATGACGGCAAGGGAAGTCATGGAGCGCACGCAAGAGAAGTTACAACAATTAGGGCCTGTAGTGGAACGGCTACTATCTGAATTTCTTAATCCGATTATCGAACGTACCTATGCGATATTAGATCGTGCAGGTGTGTTTCCACCAATCGATGAAGCATTGGCGGAAGAGTTAAACGGCCAAGATGTGAAGATAGAGTACATTTCACCATTGGCACAGGCTCAGAAAGTATCATCCTTAACTTCTATAGAGCAGTATTTCGCATTCTTAATGTCATTAGCACAGGGCAATCCTAATATCCTACAAAAGTTTAATTTCGAGGAAGCAGCGGATTATTATGGTGTTAACCTCGGTGTACCTGCAAAAGTAATTGTATCGAATGATGAATACCAAGCTAAGATGGAAGAACAACAACAGGCACAACAAGAACAAGAGGAACAAGCACAAATGATGCAAGCGGCACAATTAGCACCTCAAATGGCTAGTGCAGCTAAACAAGCAACTGATGCAGCAAATGATGGAAACCCTGTAATGCAACAGTTAATGGGAATGGGGTACTAGATGAAACAAAAAAGAGATTATATGCGTGAGCGTGATGTTGAAGCGCTAAACCACGTACTGAGTGATGAGCTTGGTAGGTGGTTTTTTTATCGCATTCTTGACCGAGCAAAATTGAATAGCCAATCATTCACAGGCAACAGTACAACATTCTTTAACGAGGGGATGAGGGCTGTTGCTATTTTGTTGCAAAACGATTTAGGAAAGATTGGCGATGGTGTAGAGGGTGTTAAGAAATACCACCTAGCACAAATAGAAAATATTCAAATGCAAAAGTATTTCAAGAGTTTAGAACAAAGTGAATTAGAGAAAGGTGAATAACCATGGATGAAAATTTAGAACAAGGCACAAACAATAACACGGATAGTGCAAATGGTGGTACACCACAGGACACGAACACACAAGACCAACAAAGTACGATTTTAGGCGGTAATGGCGGTGATACTAACACCGACCAACCTGCAGAACCTACTGTATATGATTTCTCAACTGCATTTGAGGGTGGCGAAGTCGACCAAACCATCGCAGATGAATTTTCAAAAATGCTTAATGGTGTAGGCGCAACGCAAGAGCAAGCATTACAGATAGCTAAGTTTGGTAATCAATACGCTACCAATCTTGTAACGGCTTATGAAAACCAAAAGCAAGAAGCACTCAATGCACAATACAAAGGTTACGCAGATAACGCTCGTGAGGTATTAGGAAACAAATTCGATACTACTGTTAGCCAAGCGGCCGCAGGTGTTGAAGCGGTAGAAAAGACAATTCCTAATATCCGTGAAATCCTAGCTGAAAATGGCTTGGGTAATCGTGTAGAAGTAATTCAACTATTCGCACATATTGCTGGTATGGCAAGCGAAGATAGCAACGCAGGGAATAACAGACCTGCAAATAATCAATCGGATGAAGCTATTAGACGAAATATGTATCCGTCTATGTTTAAAGATTAAAGGAGATTAATTAATGGCTACAATCGGAACTAACAATCCTACATTATTGGATTTACAAACTCGTATGGATCCAAATGGTAAAATTGCACAAATCATTGAGCAATTGAACCAAACAAACGAAATCATTCAAGACATGACAATGATTGAATGTAATGATGGCACATCTAACAAAACAACTGTACGTACTGGATTACCATCCACAACATGGCGCATGTTGTATGGTGGTGTACAACCATCTAAATCCACTACAAAACAAATCACTGATACTTGTGGTATGTTGGAAGCATATTCCGAAGTGGATAAAGACTTGGTTAAACTTTCTAATGACCCTGTAGCGTTCCGTGCAACAGAAGATAGCGCGTTTGTTGAAAGCATGGGTCAAGAAATCGCACGTACACTTTTCTATGGTGATGAAACTACACCAGAAAAATTCATTGGCTTATCCGCACGTTTTAATACATTAGACACTAAAAAAGCTGATTGTGCTAAGAACATTATTGATGCAGGCGGTACTGCTAACCTTGCCTCTATGTGGCTCGTAGGTTGGGGCCCTCTTACTGTACATGGTATTTATCCACGTGGCAGTCAAGGCGGTTTAGAACAAGAAGATTTAGGCGAAGTAACAGTTACTAAAGCTGATGGTTCTATGTTCCAAGGTTACCGTACTCACTTCAAACAAAACATCGGTTTATCTGTTCGTGACTGGAGATATGTAGTGCGTATCGCTAATATCGATATGAAATCTATCAAAGAAGATATTTCCGCAGGTCCTAACTTGATTAACTTAATGATCCGTGCAGAAGAAAAAATGCATAGCTTAACTGGATGTAGACCAGTATGGTATATGAACCAAGAATTGCGTACATTCTTACGCTTGCAAAAGAACAAAGTACATGGTTCTACTATCACAGAAGATATGGAAATGGGTAAATTGGTTACTCGTGCGAATGGTATTCCTGTTCGTAAAATTGATGCATTGCTTTCCACAGAAGCACGTGTTATTGCATAGTAGAGAGGAGAAAATACATGATTATCGACACTTTAAATACATTCCATTGGAAACGTGAATTATCTGGCAATGTCAGCTCCGATGTTATGGTTACTAGCGGTGATGCTGACCCTAACTTGTGGTTAGTTGTTCGTGTAGACAAAGCATTAACAGGTACTGCATTAATCAACGTATATACATCTGATACAGAAAACATTGCTAACCCTGTATTGTTGCATGGTATTACATTACCAGCCAATGCACCAGCTGGGTACGAATATAAAGTGCGCTTGGCAAATGGTGTTAAACGTTATACACGTGCTAATGTCAACAATGCAACAGCTGGCACAATTTCTGTATTCTTGACTAGCGGTATCACTAGCAAATAGGGGGTAACATGGAATACATTGCAAAAGTAACTTTGTATCACAATACAAAGGGTTTAATTGAAGAAGGACAAACAGTAGAACTTACAAAAGAAGAAGTAGCTGAATACGATAAAGATTACTTCAATGATTTGTTTGAAGCTGTAGGCGCAGAAGAAACCGAAGATGGCGAAGATAAGCCAAAGACTAAATCTAAAGGCAAGAAATCGGAAGAAACTGTAGAATAACAGAATGAGGGGTGCGTATGCATCCCTCTTTTTTACTACAAAGGGGGCAATATGACACCTACTGATATTTGTAATATGGCTCTTAGTCTTATCAATGGTGGTAGGATATACGGCCTTGATGAAGAAACAGAAACGGCTAGACAATGTAGATTGCATTACGATGCGACGCGCAAGATGTTGCTTTCGCAATATGAATGGAATTTTGCGCGAAAGCGTGAAGAGTGCGTACTATCTGAGCATAAACTAGCTGGCTATGAATTTGTTTATGCGTATCCTGAAAAGTGCTTACGTATTTTAGGGGTTATTCCTAAAGGGGAACGATTTAAAGCGGAAAGCCAAAAGGAATATGATGTATTTAGTTTTGACGATAACACAAAGTACATAGTAAGTGATGTACCGCTTGCGTATATTGATTACGTGTACGATGTGCAAGATATAGATGTATTCAGTCCTGTATTCGTACAGGCCTTGAAATCTAAAATGGGGTCAGAATTAGCCATGCCATTAACTGGTAATAGCGGTTTATTCGACCAATGCTATAAACTCTATCAAGCAGCAACGCAAGAGGCCAAGAGTTTGAGCGCTAAAGAACGTAGGCAAGATATGCCATATATTTCTAACTATGTAAAAGCAAGGAGTTGGTAAATATGAAACCAATGTATATATCACAACTTGCATTTACAACAGGTGAGATTTCGCCTGATGTATCTAGGCGGTTTGACTTAGATCAGTTTAAAAGTGCGTTGCTATTAGCAGAAAATGCAGTCATTAGACCTTATGGCGCAGTAGCTAGACGGCAAGGTTCAGAATATATAGGGCAAGTTAAAAACAAGGATAAATCTACACGACTATTTGAATTTACGGCAGAAAAGAATAAATCGTTTCTACTTGAAATCGGAGAACAGTATATCCGAGTGTGGCGGAATGGTATCTATACAGGTATAGAACTAGAAACACCATTTGAAAGCGATGTAGTCGATAAATTGAACTGCATCCAAAGTGGTGATGTAATGTTTATTTGTAGTGGTAAATACCCTGTTAAAACGCTATCACGATATAGTGATACTGACTGGCGATTTGATACATACAAGTTATCAGAGCAACCATACGGCGAAGTCAACATTGACAAAGAAAGTACTGTAATCTTGAATGGCGATACATTAACCGCAACAAAGGATATATTCAATGCTGATATGGTTGGTTCTGTTATGCAGATTGAACATTATGTAAAATCGGTTACTACTAGCAACACTGGTGAAGTAATCAAAGGTTACAAAGAAGTATGGAATAAAGATTACGAACACACGCATGCGAAGTATTATGAGGAGTACAACAATATCAATTACAATGTAGAACAATTCAGTAGCGATGAGGACTTATCATGGAAATTTACATCGCATGGCACGTGGAACGGCACAGTAAAAATCCAAATCAGTAACGATGGCGGTACAACGTGGAAAGATTACCGAGTGTACACATCTAACAACGATTACAATGTAACCGACACAGGCAAGGTTACACCTAGTGCTAAATTGAAAGTTGTATCTGATTTAAAAGACGGTAGCGTTAATGTAGACTTATCATTCTTGCCACATTCTAATTATGGCGTAATTGAAATCAAAGAATTTGTTGATAGTAAACACGTTAAAGTAAATGTATTGAATAGCGTTGTAGAAAATGAAGCTACCTCTAAATTTAGATTTGGACAATGGGGTAAAGGCCTTGGTTATCCTAGTGTATGTACGTTTTATCAAGACAGATTTATATTAGCATCTAGCTTTCAATATCCTAACTACATATGGTTTAGTCGCACAGGTGATTATTCAAACTTTGGTGTAGAAAAGGTAGGCGGTACGATTACAGATGATAGTGCAATCACACTACCAGTAATTAACCGCAAAATGTATGACATTCGACACTTGATACCTGCTAATGACTTATTAATTTTAACTAGTGGTAACGAATGGATAATTGATGGTTCTAAAACTATCACACCGACTAACTGCAATCTACGCACACAAACCCAACGTGGCGCATCTGAATGTGAGCCACAGTACATAGGCAATAGATGCGTGTATGTACAGGCTAGAGGGTGCGTGGTGCGTGATTTAGGATATTCCTATGAAAGCGATAACTACACAGGGGCTGACTTAACTCTATTCGTTAAGCACTTAACAAAATATCGTAATTTCATTACAAGTGCTTATGCACAAGATCCAGATAGTATCGTTTACTACGTAACAGATGATGGCAATATCGATTGTCTAACTTACATTCCTGAGCAAAAGGTGTATGCATGGTCGCATTTCACCACTAAAGGCAAATACAAATATGCTGAGAGTGTAGCCGAGGGCGAACAAGATAGTTTATATGTTATTGTGGAGCGTGATTTTAAAAGCGGTACAGTGATGTGCATAGAACGATTTGAGCCGATGTACAATGCGGATAATAACAACGTGTATATGGATTGTTATATCAGGCAAACTAGCACAGAGAATATCAACACTATCACAGTACCTCATCTGATTGGTGAGGATGTGCAAATCGTTGTAAATGGTAGGGAACGGCCAATTAAGGAAGTACCACCTACGGCGATTATTAATATCGATGGTGAGGCACAAAGCGTAGCTGTTGGTATTAACTACACTACACGATTACGTATTCCGAGCATCGAAATGCAAATACAAGATGGCACATTACAAGGCCGACAATTAACGATGAGTAGATTATCGATGAATATCTTAAATTCATTCGGTGGCAAAATCGGAAGAAACTTCAACCATATGGATGATATTTCTCTACCGCCACTCAAATTATATAGTGGTGATAAGGTATGCATATTGCCAAAATTCGATGGAGTATACTCAACCGATGCATCTGTATGCATTTTGCACGAAAAACCTTATCCATTTAACCTTTTAAGCGTTACAAGAGAGATAGAAATAGGTGGTGGTTTTCCAAATGTTACAGGACTTTGAGATTTGCCCTGTAAGGCACACTTCATTAATTCATGACTTATATATCAACTTACGAGCCATAGACACCTTAGAGGTCAATATAGCGAACCAAAATTTTCCGAATTATGGAAAAAATGATTTTGTGAGGGATATATGTAGTGATGACTACGAAAACCATATTGTAATTGAGAATGATGTACCAATAGCAGTATATGGTATCTCAAAAAAGCCAATCAACGGAATGTACTGCATTTATTTCTTGGGGAATAAGATACTGGATACGAATTTGAAATTGCAAAAAGAATTTCTGAAACGAAGTAACGCAATCATAAAAGAGTGGTTATCCACTCATGAATGTTTATTCAATTTCATACATAAGAAAAATAACCGCTCGAAGCGATGGCTTACATCACTAGGGGCGGTTATTCATTCTGATATTACACACAACGGAATGGAACTATTTACATTGAGAAAGGGGGATGCGAATGTGTAATCCTATTGCATTGATGGCAGGTCAATTGGTTACTACATTATGGGGTCAACATCAACAAACTAAAGCACAAACTGCAATGTATAATGCACAAGCACAAGCAGCGGAAGCTAATGCACGTATATCTGATAGGAAACAACAGGATATTGCCAATCAAGCGCTACAAGAGCGAGATAAGATGGATAATAAAATGCGGTTAATTGCAGGTCAGAATACGGCAGAAGCAGGCGCTACAGGGTTATCCATGAGTGGTACACCATTACAATTAATGGCTAGTAGCTACGATGAATACAACAAGGATATTAACAATTGGGAAACTAGCAAGAATAACAGTATCTACAATGAATATCTAAATGGTGTTAACTACCGCAATGAAGCTAGTAGTGCAAGAGCAGCTGCATCTAATGCTAAAACGCAAGGGCGATTGCAAATGCTCGGAACTATCTTGAGTGGTGCATCTAGTATATATGGGATGAAACAACAATATGCAGGTGGTAAATACACAACTCAATATGGCGGTGATGTAAATGGTGTAACAGAAAGACCAGTTAAAACAGTTAAGAAAGTTTGGACTTTTAACGGCAGGTAACTATGAAATTAGTTAATTATGAACAAAATGAAAGATTGAATACAGTTAATGGTGAGTTTAGACCAACAATCAATGCGGAAGCATATGGTGTTAACCAAAACGGAATTAACACATTTGCAAAAGCATTAGATGATGCATCTAAAACTTGGCTTGAAATCGATAAACAAAAAGATTATATCAATGCTACAAATGCTATTAATGAATTTAATCAAAAAGTAACTGAATTAAAATTTGATAAAGATAAAGGGTTAATGTACCAAAAAGGTATGAATGCACAAGGAATACTACCTACATACCTTGAAAGTACACAAAAATTCCAAAGCGAACTTGCTGCTAAATATAACTTACGTACAACTGATGCGGTAAACGCTTTCAATAAAGCGGTTGAAACATCAAAAACAAACGATTTAGATGGTATATCTAGGTACATGAGAGGTCAGTACGAGGATGCACTAAGCACTGCTACACAAAATCAAATCAATAACTTGAATAACAATCTGTTACAAACGAATGATGTTAATCAACAAATGAAAACATTAACATTAACAGGCGATTTAATAGAAGCAACTGGTAAACAATTAGGGCTTGATGATGAACAAATAGCATCTAAAAAACAACAAAACTATGATCTTAATGCTAAAACCTTATTAGATAAAACTGTTGCTGATAATAATTCAGAAACATTGGATAAGCAGTTGACTGCATTAACTGGGCTTGCTAGTGAGAATGTATTAACACCATACAGGAAAATGTACCAACAAATGGGTATAAACAAAATCGCTAACAATGAAAATGATTTCAGTGCAATCCGATTAGCTGCAGGTGATGATGTAAATCGTGGTATGGACATTATGGGTTCACGCATACGTTCGCAAATGGAAGCCAAAAACAAGGAAGCCATGCAATCAGGTATTGGTGCTAATCAACATTTATGGAAATTAGCACAATATGCACATAATAAGTATGGTATCAATACAGAAATTGCATATAGGCAGTTGTATGCAGAGGGAACGCTTGGCGGTGAACTCAGTAGGCTGGCAAAAGAAAATCGTAACTATGCAGGATTAACTCAATCAGAGCCTAATGGGGAAGATAACAAACAACCAGATGGAACGAATTATTACAAAGTGTATAATTCCGATGAAGAGTTTGTGGATGATTGGATTGAACACTATATTAAACCGAATGGCGCAGTCAACGCACAGAGCATAGATGAATACGCTGACAAGTTAAAAGCAGGTGGATATTATGGCGCAGATGCAGGCCATTATAAAGAATTAATGCGCAATGCACCTATGACTAAAGGCGGTCAACCTGTTTATTCGGAAGATCAGATTGAAAAGGCAGTCAAACAAGGCCGTGAAAATTATAAAGGCTGGTTGACAATGCAAATGAACATCGAAGCTAAGCAGGCTAAAGATAGAATTACGGCAGCTAAAATTGTATATAACCAATTAATAGCAAAAGGCGATTATGTAGGTGCATCATCTTACGCACACGCACAAGCAGCAGGCGCACAGACCGATATGGAAAAGGAAGCGTGGAGCGGTACAGAAGCATCAATGCGACCTAAACTTGATTCTATGTATGAAAAAGGCCTTAAACTGAATGCAAAACAAAAGTTTGAGTTGAAAAAATATGCTGAAACTCATACATACGAAGAAACACTAGCGCACGCACAGAGAGTGTACCCTGATAAAGTTGTTGATGATAGCTTTGATGAAGTGTTGCTCGAAGCGAACGATAACCGATTAAAGGCTAACAAAATTGATTTAACACCTTATGATAGCGAAATACAAAGTGCGTTGCCTGCTGACAAATCATTGCGTTCAAGTTTTGAATATGGTGTTAAACAAGAGATGTTAAGTCGTAAAGCTGACTTTGAAAGCAAACACGGCAGAGCGCCTACAGAAGCAGAAATGCATGATATATTTGAGGGCGCATTGGCAACACAAACATTACGAAGTACGGAAAAACCATATTTCGGTGATGGTGATGATTATAGCGCACCTATTAGCGCAGCAAGCAACAGAGCGATGGGTATTGTGCATGTTGAACCTGTTGGTAACCATTATGTGCGTGTAACATATCAAGATGGCTCAACAAGAGATATTTACGAAAGCGTGTATAACAACATGCAAAGAAGATATAACGATAACGGAGATTAAAAATGGCTAAACAAACACTTGAACAAGAACGGCAAGAAGCACTAGCTGTACAGAATGGCTATGTTAAAACATCACCATCTTTTAGTGCTAGTGCTGGTGTTCAGTCTAAACCTACTGGCGGTTTTACTGAGGTTGGTAATGCAATAGGTGCAGGGATAGATACAACGGCACAAGTAGTTGATAATGCTATTAATGCAATTAAGGCTATTGCAAATACACCACGCACAATGGAAGAAACTAATGCTGATGGTACAACCACATATTATCCGTTTGGTAAAGCTGACAATCCATATCAAGGTTTAGAACCACTAGGACAGTCATTACAGAAAGTACTTCCTACAAGTGTTGTTAGTAATACGGATAGATTGTTTCTATATAATAATGATACCCTACGTTATAACGAAGCAGTTAGAATGGGAAAGGTATTAGATATTGACCCTGATGTAATTATGCGTGGAGACGATAAAGCATTTGAACGTGCTGATTACTTATCAAGACGAGTTGAACGTGGCGCAGTATTACAAGATATATACGATGAATTTCCTGAGCTATATAAAGTGAAATATGGTTCACAAGCGGAACAATTACAAGCAATTAACAATCTACAATCAATTCGTGCTACGAAATCTACGTTCGATGCAATTCAACAAGGTATTTGGTCAATGAACGATCAGATGAAGTTGGGCGATGTTGGATTTGAATTGGCACATACAAAAGACCCTGAACGTATTAACGAATTAACATCAGAAATGGAACGCTTACAAAATAACTTGCGCAACTACAGAACACCTGATGGAACTAATCCATTACAAGAAGTATTCGGACAAACGGCAGCACAAGCATACATGATGGGTAAACAAGGCGGTGTAGGTGCAATTGTAGGTGCTGTAATTGGTGGTGCTATCGGCGGTTTAGCAACAAATGGTGCTGGCATTGGTGCAGGTGCATTAACAGGTGCTAAATGGGGTGGCGGTGCTGACATGGCATACGAAATGTACAAAATGTCATTCGGTAACAAATACCTAGAACTCATTAATAAACGTGATGCAAATGGCAATAAAGTATACTCTAATGATGAAGCCTATAAATACGCTATGACATACGCTGCAGTTGATACAGGTATTGAAATGGCATCTACACGTTTTATGATTAAGGGTGTAGGTAAAGTAGCGCCTAAAGCGGTTATGTCAAAAGTATTACAAGGTGCTACAAGTGATACAATCGCAACATTCAATAGGGGCATTGGTACTACTGTTGCACAAATGGCCAAAGCATCTGTTAAGGCTGGCGGTTCTGAATTAGTTGAAGAGGGATTGCAAGACATTAACGAGAAATTCCAACATAACCTATACCGTAATGCTAATGACCCTGAGGGAGTATATTCCGTAGGTGATATGGCAGTAGGTGCAGGCGGTGCAATGCTACAAGCACTACCAGCCGTTATTGGTTTAGGCGCAATTGGTGGCGGTGTGAGTGGTATTCACACTATGAAAGCATTCCATGAATTTCAAAAGCTAACACCTGAGCAGCAACAACAAGCGGTGATGGCAGAACAAAATCGAAATGGTAATGCTATCATGCAAGCATTGAAACAAGATGCATCTTCAAACAAAATGGCAAAAGAAAACCCTGAGTTGTACGGAAAAATCGTACAAGCACAGGGCGATAATGTAGGTGTATCCACTGCATATGTAAATGTCAATGAAATGGCAGAAACAGAGCAAGGGCAACAAGCCATTAAGAATATGATTGATAGTGGTTTGGTTACGCAAGAGGAAGTATCGAAGAGCATTGAAGCTAACGCAGATATTCCTGTACCAATCGGAAAGTATGCACAATTAAGCGGTGGCTTAACGGAAGAAACTGTAAAGGCACTAGAAGAAAGTACATACTTTACTCGTGGCGGTATGTCTATGAAAACGCTAGAACGTGCAAAAGCGGAAGTAGAAGCCTTTAATAATAACCTAGTTGATGCAACAGAGAAAAAGGCACAACGAGTTAAGGAAAGTATTATCCGTGACGAATTTGAAGATGCAAGCGATGTAGATCGTGAAGTACTAGACCAAGTATTCTCTAATCCTACACAGGTTAAGCAAGCATACAATAACTTGTACAAAAATCTAGTGCAAGACTATCGTGAAAACTACGCAAGCGACTTTGACAATATGGATACTGATATTAAGGAAGCTACGGCAAGCGGTGTAGAGCCACAATGGTTGACTGATTATAAGTCTAACAATGGCGGTAAAGCACCACGCACTAATGCAGAACGTAGACGTGCAGCGTACCATTCAAGTGTAGCAAAAGCACAAACTGCATTCGCTGATAATGCGGAAGCACTTAACCAAAGCAATATCCATCATGCTGATATGGAACATACCCTACAGCAAATTGAAAGTCTTGAACGATTGCACGATAAGATTTTCGCATTAGCCGATAATGATATAGCATTACGGATGCAATTATCCAAGAGTGGCTATGAAGTGTACAACAAAGTAGTTAAAGCGATTGGCGAAAGTACAGATAGAAAACAACGTGAAACGGCAAAAGCTAATGCGTTGTTGATGGCACAACATGCTGATATAATGGCACAATATATGCGACAAATGGGTCGTGGTGGTTATACTGCTATGGATTATTTCCGTGATAGCGTGCGTATCAACATGAATGCGGTTTTAGAAAACCAAAAAGGTTATATGCAAATTAATCCAAATCTTGATTTGCAACAAAAATTAAATATTGTTGATTTAAACAATTTGTTTACAAATGCAAGCGTTTTGGATAAAAAGCAGCTAAAAAAATATATAAAGAATCTCGTTAATACCAATTGGAATGATAAGAATAATGAAACAATAGTTAACATAATACATTCATATAATGTTAACCATATTGCTAATGGTGCAAAGAAACCATCAAATAAAGAACGTAAAATTAGAAATACAGTTGTACATGATTTGAACAATATTTTAAACAATGCTGTTCTAGTAGAAACAACATCAAATACTAAAAAGACGCAAAATCCAACTACAAAAGGTGAAAAGCATAAAAATAATATAGATTTTTACCATAGATTGTATGTTCCTGTTAGTCTTAATGGGAATTTATACGTTATTAGATTAGTGGTAGAAGAGGATAAAAATAATATAGGTTTGCAACCTAAATTAACAGAATTATATGATATTTATATAGACAAAGAAGGATTACTACCGCCCCCTTCCGCTAATGGGAAGTCAAATGGAAGTAGTAATCCTTCTATTATTACTGTACGTGATATGCTTGAAAATGTCAAGCAGGCAGACAACCCAGATGTATATGCGAAAGAACCGAAAGACCAAATACAAACAAAAGAATTTAAACAGTGGTTTGGTAATTCTAAAGTGGTTAATGCAGATGGAACGCCAAAAGTGATGTATCATGGAACACCTAATGGGAATTTTGATACATTCAAAAAAGGAGCAAACTACTTTACAGAGAATGAACAATATGCAGATAGATATCAAAATCCTAGTGCATCCTCTATTTCTACTGGTAAAGTGGTAGATAATCCAACGACACATGCTGTGTATATTAAAATGGAAAAACCATTTGATACAAGAGACTCTAAAGCAAGAGAAATATTTGAAGATGAGTTTTTAAACCAAGATGGTGGATATGATGAAGAAGGTGAAGAAACAGAACATAGTTGGGTTTCTAATGGTACTGAATTGAATGAAAACACAGGGTTGCCAGACTGGACGGATGCAGAAGACTTATACCATTTCATCAAAGATAAAGGGTATGACTATGACGGCATAATTGTTGATGAAGGTGCAGATGGCGGATATGGTAGTGCTGTTGTAAATCGTGGTGTAGCTTATGTAACTTTTGAGCCTAATCAAGTTAAGAATGTAAAAAATAGTGGTGAATTTGATATCAATAATCCTAATATGTACAAACAATCTGTAAATGGCATGACCGAAATCATGAGCGATGGTGAACGCATTATCAGCATTTTCAAAACAGCAGATAGAAGTACATTCTTACACGAAATGGGACATGTGTTCTTTGATGATATTCAAAAACTAGCATCTATGGACAATGCACCTAAACAATTACTTGATGATTGGAATACACTCAAAGAGTGGAGCGGTTGGGTTGATGGCGAAAACGTAGATAACACCAAAGCACACGAGAAATTCGCACGAGGTTGGGAAAGCTACTTACGAAGTGGCGAAGCACCAACAAAAGGATTACAACGTGTATTCCGTCAATTCTCTAAATGGTTAACTCGTATTTATCGTAGTGTTCAACGATTAGGCGGTGAAGTACCATCTGACATTAAGGATATAATGGCACGCATGATAGCTACACAAGATGATATTGAAAACTACGCACATGAGCAAGCATTAGAGCAATTTGAGAATACAAAATTGTATCAACAATTGAGCGAAAGTGAACAGGCACGAGTACAAGGATACATCGCTGATATTAAAGAAAAAGCTAAAGAACGTGTAATGCGCAAGTATATGAAAGAGTTAGACAATCGACCTATTAAAGAATGGGAAGAAGTAAAAGACGATGTACAGGTTGCAATCGAAAAGCGTTTAATCGAAGAATATCCTATCTATAAAGAACACCAACGATATATGGCATTGGGTGATGGTGCATTGGAAAATACTCAATATCGAACTATTGAGGGACTAGAAAAGGCGGAACGTGAGGAAGCTGGCAGCACTTACGATGAAGCAGTAGCACAGGAAATGGAAAACGCTAGAAATGAGTTTGTTAATGATTCAAACGCAGGCAAATCCAACCAAGAAATAGCCGAAGAAATGTTATTATCCAATCAAGGACAAATGGAACTTACACAAGAGGAAGCACGTTTAATCAAAGCACATACCAATAAGGAACTAGCTAAAAACTGGGTATTATTGGATAAGTTGCAAAAGCTAGATGTAAACAGCGAAAACCTAGATGCAGAACTAGCACCGATTGAGCAAGAACTAACTAAAGAACAATTGCTACGAAAGGACAAAGCAAAAGTTGATAAAGAGTTAGGAAGTGTTTCAAAAGAATTAGATAAAGCCAATGATGAAATCGATAACCTAAAAGCGCAACAAGAGCAAATCAAAGCACAGGCTAAAGAGCGTGAGTTTGATTTAAAAGATAAAAACAACGAATTATCTAAACGCTTAACGGCAATTACAAATCGATTAGATAAAGTGCTAGAACAAAAAGAACGCTTACAAGAGCGTATGCAAGAACGCATGGACAATAAAGTATTATCTAAGGAAGAACGAATTGAAAAGCTAATGGATACGTTGCAAGAACGCATTGATGCGGTGCGTGCAATTCGTGATGGTGGATTTGGTACTATTCCGAAATACATGGAACGTGCTAAAAGAGAATTAGGCGATTTAACGCTATCTCAAGCTAGTCAATATAAGAAATACCTAAATCAAGCCGTAAGAGATGGCAAGAAAGCAGATAATGCATTGGCTGTTGGTAAAGTTGACGAAGCATTATATGCTAAACAATCACAAATGCTTAATCAAGCAAGGGCTAGGGTGGCATTTGAAAATCAACAACGTATCAAGAAATTACGTACTAAATTGTTAGAACAAAATGCACGCATTACTCGTGCGAAAAACCCTGTAATGCTAGACCCTCAATTGCGGTACTTCTATACTCATATGATGTACCAAATGGGGTTGATTAAGCGTGACGGATTGATGCCTACAGATGGATTTGATGAAACGGTTATTACTAATCGACTTGACCCAGACGCAGGTATAGCAGGATTCAATACATTAATTAGTATGGATGATACTGTAAGCGGTATTTTTAATGCTAAATCACCTCGTACATTCGCTACCTTAACCGTTAATGAATTGAACATGCTCGAAGAATTAATGACTGGCATGTATCAAAACGGACGTAGGGAATATGAGCATAATAGCTTTTTAACCGAAAACGGCAATCCTTTATCTATTGATTATGTAGAACGTGATATCCTTGATAAGGCTATTGAAACATTTGGCGAAGTAGAAGAAAGCACTTTCAACATTGAAAATAGCAAGACTACTAAAAACGCTATATTCAATAAGATGGCTAACTTCGTTGAATCGTTACAACAAATTAAAACCATCTTGCGCCGTTTAGATGGTGGCAAGGGTGGCCCTGCTGAAATGTATATCTACGATACTATTAACCGTGCACGGCAACATTTCAACGAACGTCTTGAAAGTGAAACGATGCGCCTAGCTAAAAACGTAGCATTATATTCTCGTAAGGAACTCTATAAAATCCGTAACGAACGAGGCTATCAAGTAGGGGATGCAAGAAACCTCACTAAAGAGCAAGTTATGGCCCTAGCCTTGAATTGGGGAACAGAACGTAATAGACAACGTGCTATAGAGACCGTAAAAGCCAATGAGGTTGAAATAGAACGACTATTCCAAGACGTACTCGATGATAGAGACTGGGAATTTATTATCCGTGAATGGGAGCAAATCAACTCATTTTATCCAGAACGTAGTGCAGTACAAGAACGCATGACAGGTAATCCATTAAAGAAAGAAGAAGGAATTACATTTAGAATCGGCGGACGTACCATAGAGGGGCAATATTACCCTATAATGTACGACCCTAAGACTAGCGGTAAATCTTCTAATCATGAAATGGAAGATATAGCACAATCATTCATGAGTAGTAATGCTACCTTCGGTTATGGCATGAGTGCTACTAAATCACGTCTTGATAAGGTGAAAGATAAACAATTGTTATTGTCTTTAGATGTAATACCTCGTGCAATTACAGAAAGCATCAATCACATTACGATGCGTGAGGCGGTTACGGATGTAAATACGTTAATTAATCGTAAAGAATTTGCGGACTATATTACAAATAAACTCGGTGCTAGTGAGTACCAATACTTGCGCCAATGGGTACGAGACCAATGGACAACGGAAGTATCTCGGTTAACCGAATTTGACAATGTGATGCAAACGATTAAGCGTAATATCTCATCTGCTGTTATGGCAGGCAAGGTAAGTGTAGCTATCCAAAACGTGGCGAATATTCCTGTGGCTATGGAACAATTAGGCGCAGCAAGAGTAATGCGTGCGTTATATCGTGCAGGTGTAGGCGTATATGGCCGAGGTTTTGGACGGTATAACGAAACTTATGAATTCGTATTAGGGAAATCCGTAATGCTCCGTGAGCGTGCACAAACACTTGATAAGGATATGCGTAGAGGTTTAGAAATAGATCGGAAGAGCGTCGTGT